CTTCATTTAAGGCCATCACGGCCTCCACATGCTGGTTTTTACACCTACATGGTAAGTGTGTAGATCTTCACACGCTTATAGCCCTTCGTGCCGGGGAGAACAACACCCCAACGCCCTCGCTGGACTGGGTGCGGACCAGAATCTCGGTCCGCATCCAGATAACTCCATACGCGATAGAGTTCAGACAGTGCACCCTGAGATTGCTCAGCGGTGACATCTTCGTCATATCTTACGTATATGGAGTAGCAGGGGTAAACGTAATCACCTGGTAGAGGTCGGAATGACTTCCGGCTTTTCCAAGTGTACGTCTCGAAGGTATATCCACCATAGCCGTTCCGCCGAATTGGCGTCATGGCTGCGTCGAGTACATCGAAGTCACGAGTAACTAAGTGACCATCGCCGTAACCGTCAGGCCCGACAAGAACATCCGTCGGGTCCAACGAGGCACGTACGATTCGCGCTGGTGCGTCCATGTAATTCCTCACGTAGTAATTGTGAAGGATGTACAAATCACATGCACGAAGCCTGTCCTTTACAAAGACAGGGCGTATGTCGATTCCCGAAAAGTAATCCTTCCCGCAAGATTCACGGAAGGGTCCACTGGCATAAGATTTGTCCTTATTAAGGATGAATCCGCACGCGTTTAATACACGTGCTAGCAGATCGACAGCGTCAACAGGGACAATGATGTCATCCCCGTATACTGCTACGACCTTCCTGCATCTAGAGGCGTCGACAGACGCTTTTGAGAGACTCCAGAATATCAGAGTCTCTAGGGGAAAAGTAAAACCATTCCCCATAGATGAGAACTTGTGGAGCTTAAACACCTCGCCTTTATGTTCCACGCGAGATGTCCGGTACCTAAGCAAAAACTCGAACCAGTCGGGCGGAAGCAAATGCTCGACGAGTCCGATAGCTATAGTATCGGAAGCACTACTTAGGTCTAGGGTGGCTAAATCCCCAGTAATCGATCCCTCGCGGGCCAGACGTTGATTCCTTGTCTGGTCCTTGATATCGACACCAAAACGCCGAAGGCATCGCGCAATGTGATCACCGATCCCGAGCTGACAGAAACTGTTCAGCACAGGCTCGACGACGATCGAACGATGTGTCTTGGCGTTCTTCGGTACGAACTCTAGTTTGCCGTGGTGTACCACAACAGGGACTACAGCCGACTCGGATTCTCCGAAGGGAATCCACGCCGGGACCTCACTCAGCACGTCAGAGACGTACGGGACGAGGTCTTCGCTACAGGCGAACGTCTCGCTCAGTTTTGCCCGAGCGGACGCCTTTCTTTTTGGTATTTGTGTTGTAGACCCTGGCCCGAATCGTAAGTGTAAATCGGACAGACTAGGAACATCGCCTAGAACAGAGCAGATTTTCTGCCGGGCCGAAAATAAAACGGCTTCGACATCCTTCGGGAAATGAAACCCTCCGGACTGCCACTGTTTAAAAATGATGTTTGTCTGTTCGCACAACGACTCGGATCCTCGGAACTTTTCAAGCGCCACAGCCGCTTTATCGATACCTAAGTCCAGGTCAGCCCGCTTCTTAAAGAAAGCGATTATTTGGCTGACGTGGTAGGCGTCGGAAGCGTTTGAGGGCAGAGGGAAGCTTCGAGTGCAGAGAGAAACGAAATCAAGATGACCAAGAAGGTCACCAAGACGGTTCCTCTCGACCTCGTCCGTAATTTGGTCGAGGTGCCAGAGCGCAATCTGCAGGAGTAGTACATTAGTAGCCTCCGTATCAAATTGATCATCCCATGCTTTAAGTTGCATATTTAACTCCTTTCAAGGGGAAGCTTGG